TATCACCTGCTCTGTCCCCACCTGTATCTCTACAGGCAGGGCAGGGCTTATGCTCTACAAAAGTAGAGGGGTTAGGCGAAGAACTCATTCGTTTCTTCGTCAGCAGACTTATAGCCTTCAGTACGCTCACTAACCTTAACAGCAGTTAGGTAAGTAGCGAACCCGTGTTGGGGGTGTTCATTCCCCTTTTTCCATAGTATCTCAACCTTAGACTCAGCCCCGAAATCGTGTCCGATAGCTTCACCGTCTGAGGTTTTTACCATATCAAAGGATAGAGGATACTTAGTAGAAAATTTACGGGCTTGGTAAGACCCTCCATCTTCTGTCTGAATAGTCCTAACTTTGACACCTTCTTTCTCTAGTGCCTTAGCTTCCTTATCATCAAGGGCGACAGTAAGCGTGTACTTACCAGTATCTTCACCATTGAATTTTTCCGTACTGTCTAGATAGACATACTTTGCTATACCTTTAGTTATCATAATTGTTATATCCTAGAGACCAAGAAAAATAAACCTAAGTTAGCGGTCTCAAGAACTAACTTAGGTCTTTAGATTTACCTAAAGTAATAACCATAATGATTATCACTTTAGATGAATCTATAGTAATATTTTAGCATACTTATCAATCTGAGTCAACCCTAATATCTTCTTTATTTATAATCTCATCATCATCTAACCAAGTATAGGGATTAGAGTAGTACCTACAGACAGAGCATAAGTCGACAAACTTAGATTTATCTGTAGGTTCTCTAGCTTTAGACTCCCATTCGTTTAAAACATTATCACAACATTTACATCTCATATTGTAGACTCCTTATCTTTTGTGTTAAGACCTCTAAGTCTGATTCGTTGCTCATTATGTTCCATTCGATTAACTCTTTTTCTTCCTTGAGTCTGTCTAATAGGTCAGTATGATTGTTCTCTAAAGTAGGCTCGTCAAACGCCAGTATATCCTTATTCTCATAAGTCCACGGTACACCGTTTATATCAGTCTTCATTGTTAATCTCCTCCCGTCCTATAGACCAATCATCGTTCTTCATTGAATGTATTCTAGCATCAATCTCTGTGAGACCAGAAATTATAGTCTCCCCTGTCGTACCGTCTAGTACGAAGTATGTATATTCAGTATCCCTATATACTTTAGCTAGTCTGCTTATTAAAGGTTTATTGTTCATAACTTTAGTGCCTCCTTAAGGTCGTGTAAGTATTGCAAATGCTCGTTAGATTCAAGTAGCTCGTCAACTATTGCATTAGCTCTATCAATCTTCTTTTTTAAAGTCCTGTTAATCCTTAGGGCTTCATCATTAAAATGTTTATTTTTATCCATTGTCTTCCTCCTCTCGTTCAAGTGCCTCTTTTAGAGCTTCTTGCTCGTCAAAGTGATTTAAAAGTTTATCACGCATTGCATCTTCTAGTTCTTTAGTCGGTGCGTCTATTATTATTTTATCCATTATGTTCATTAGGTTTTACTCTCCTCTAATATATTTAAAAGTCCGTTCAATATAGGGTTAGTCATTATCTCGTACTCTGTTAGTTCTTCTGACCAATCATATATTAAATCTAAAACTTCACTATCTGTTAGTTCTTCTAAATTTTCTAGTGCTTCTGATACTTTACTCATTTTATAGTTCTCCTTAAAAATTAACTGTATGTTCAATCCCCTCGTCAAACAGGGTTTTATAGTGTTCAGCTTTACCTTTATAGAATAAAGCTAACTCCATTTTATCATCAAAGTCTGCGTCTAGGTGAAGATTTTTCATCTTCTTATATTCCGTATAGCAGTCTATTAAGGATACCTCCTTTAGAGGCGTCCAGTCTCTACCGTTTAGATTAATCATTATCTATTTCCTCCAAATCTTTAAGTTCTACGGACTCTGCAACATATGACCAGTCAAAATCAGGTGCATTAAACATTTTGATAGTACCATCATTATTTAAAATCTCGTTGCCATCATCATCAGTTAAATAAAAAGTGCAATCCCAAACACCTACCGTTAAATTGTCTATATTTGATTTATTCATAGTATTTTCTCCATTTAGTTAAAAAGTGAGCCTCTAGGATTCGATTATAGCGTACTTCTCCTAGTGACTAAGGGTAAGCCCTGCCTAAAATATAAACTTTAGCTTACCGTGTAGCCTGTGGTCTCTCAGCCGTTGCCGTCTCTTTTTGTGTGCTACTCGCACAGTTATAGACCGAGTTTTAACAGGTATTTTTATTATTTTCTTTGACTGTTGCATATCATTCCTTATTCTTACTAGTAATACGGATGTATATAGGCATAAAGAATGCCATAAACAGTAGACAAGATAGCGAGACGCCAAGAATGAATGTCCCAAAGTGTAATATTAAAGTTTCCATTTTTATTTATCCTCATAGTTATTAAATTATAGTTCTTGCACCTAAAAACCCCCAGTCAAGGGGGTTAGTAGGCTAGATAATAAAAGTGTCTTATTCGCTGAATTTGTAGCCGTTAAGGTGTACATCATCAGAGAAAAAAGTTATTACTGTATTATCTCCGTAAGGTAAGAACTCAAAACCAAACGATTTTGCATTATCAGAGTTTTTAATAATTTGTTCGTGCTTGTGTTGTCCTACTCTGTAATGGATACCAAAAGTATCTAGAATGCCGTTTATACGCTCTCTAGTTGTTGGAGTTCCCCAACCCGCAAGAGTTACCGATAAACTATTGTCTTGGTTTCTCCAAGCAATTTTGTTGCCGTGTAGCCATACATTGACACCGTCTGTGTGTGTGTTGCTTACTGTCTTATTAAATCCTTTGTAAAAAGATTCTGCAATTGTTTCCGTTACTTTTCTCATTTTATTTATCCTTATATTATTATTATTTGTGGGCTTCTCATCAGTAGCAACCTGCCCAAGTTACTAGACGCCCGAAGGCGTTTCGATTAATAGTTATAGAGTATTTTAGCACACTCCGTAGAACATACCGCAGTATCGTACCTTGTAGGCTCTGAACCTCTGCCAAAGCCCGTTGGCTCTCCGCAGTTCTGACAGGTAGTGCCTTCCTCCTCTGCTATTAGATTGTTAAGGGCGTCTGTGAGTATCTCGCCGAGTTTGTCGTATGCCTTGCGTTCTTCTTCTCTAGTCATTTTATTTATCCTCTTATAGTTATAGTGTTTGTGCTTGTACTTCTATTGTATACCCTAACGCTTTAATATTATTTATAGCGTAGCTTGTAAGCGTCTTAGTTTCTGTGAGTCTTGCGAAAGTCTTCGCCTTATCACATACAGGATATATTTTATCAGTTCCGAAAACATTTTTAATTTTTACTGTGATTATCATTTTATTTTTTCCTTAAATTTTGGCTTTTTCTCATCAGTACCGCTTCAGCCGTGGCGATAGACACCCCGAAGGGTGTTTCGAATTAGTCTGCAAAGTCTAAGCAAGTCTCCCTAAATGCTACTTGAAATCCTTTCTTGTTTAAATATTTCTCTGCTTTGAATGCTTCTTCAACATCTGTGTACACTCCAAATATTTGTCTTTCGTTGTTCTGTACTATACTAACTGCCCACATCATAACCGCCTTATTATTTAATGTTACTTGTAAATCTTGCTTTTTCATTGTGTTTCTCCGTAGTAAAAAAAAGTTTCTTCTCAGTAAACACCGTTTCTCTTTGTTGGTGTTGGTTCTATTATAACAAATGTTTTCATTCTGTCAACCCCTAAATGTAAATAAATATATAAATAATTTGTAATTGCTTAATAATGTAGCAATATGCTCTAATCGTCCCAAATTCGCCCATATTTGAACTTTTATTCTCTACCCTAGTGATTATATTACTCACCCAATAATAATTGATTTTGATTTCTGAGCCACTATTTTTCCTTACCCTCTTATACCTAGTGCCTAAAGATAATCTCTCAAATACGGACTATCCTTGAGCCTTACAGCTAACCTGTTGTATTTCCTCAACAAATCATCTAGTTTGTTGTGTGTCTGCAACATCTCTGTTGTATTTATACCACAGTATATTAAGTCTCACATAATGAGACAAGTGTTTCACATAATGAAACTACTGTGTGGAATATTCTCACTCACGCCCTCTTTTTTCTCAAATTCTCTTAAGTTCCAAATAATGAGACTTAGTCCCTAGATTTCTCAGCTTAGTCCCAAGATTCTTCAGCTTAGTCCCTAGATTCTTCAGCTTAGTCCCTACTTAGTCCCTTGTTTAATCCCAAGTTTCACTATGTGAGACTTAGTCCCTTTTCTGGTGTGTCTCATAAGTACCCGTGGGGAGGCTCAATGCTACCAGAGATTATTAATATTAAGGCTCATTCGCAGATTGGAGAGAATTTGGGAAAATCTGTTGTTTACTAGAGTATTTCTAGAAATCTGGAGGTGCGGAGAGGGACTTAAGACTTTATTTAAGGTCTACTATTGACATTCATTGAAAAGTATGCTATAATATTACTATAGATATAAAAAAAGATTCACCTAAAAAGGCTTCTCTTAGAAATAACCTTTTATTATCATTCTAATTACCATTTTAGTTGAAACTATAGTATCACTAAGGAGTTAGAATGTCTAAAAAAAATAAAGGTTCACCCAATTTGTATAAGGGTATGAAGAGTTTAAACCCTAATGGTAGACCAAAAGGCAGTGTCAACAAGTATACAGCCCTAAGTAGAGAGTTAATGTCTAATAGAGGACCAGAAATTGTCCAGAAAGTAATAGACTTAGCACTCGAAGGTGATAGGACTTGTCTTAAAATGTGTATGGATAGAATCATACCTACAACTAAGGCAGTAGAGTTTAGGTCTTCAGAAGATAAAGGTAATGTTATTATCAATGTTGGTGGTCTTGAGGCTAAGAAAGTAGAAATAGAAGAGAAAGACCAAAAAGAACTAACATATGAAGACGGTGTAATAATAGAAGAAACTGATATTGACAAAACAATTGTGAGTATTGGTAATGGCTAAAGAGTTAGATGTACAACTACATCCTGCACAGCTAGAAATCTTCAATAGCACTGCCCGATTTAAAGTCGTAAGTGCGGGTAGGCGATTTGGAAAGTCCAGACTAGCAGCGTGGATACTTATAATCAAAGCTCTACAGTCGGAAAGTAAGGATGTCTTTTATATAGGTCCTACTTTTCAGCAAGCTAAAGATATTATGTGGAATATGCTCAAGGAACTGTTGCACGATACAGACCTTATAGAGACTACCCACGAGAATACAGCTACTATGAAGTTAGTCAATGGTAGGAGAATTAGCTTGAAGGGTTCTGACCGACCAGATACTCTGAGGGGCGTGGGACTTGCTTATGTTGTTCTTGACGAATATGCTTCTATGAAGGTAGAGGTGTGGGAACAGATTATAAGACCTACGCTTTCGGATGTAAAAGGTGGTGCACTCTTTATTGGGACTCCAGCCGGGAAGAATCACTTTTATGATTTGTATTTAGAGGCAGATAAAGATGAAGACTGGGAAGCATTTCAGTATACATCAATAGATAACCCTCTGATTGACCCTAAAGAAGTAGAAGTAGCTAGAAGAACAATGTCTACACAGGCATTTAGACAAGAATTTGAAGCCTCGTTTGTAAGTTTTACTGGAGGCATCTTTAAAAATGAATGGATTAAGTATGATGAGAATGAACCGGAGGAAGGCAATTTTGTTATTGCGGTTGACCCTGCGGGCTTTGAAGCAGTGGAAAAAGAGCGTGGTCTTAAAGGGAGTAAGTTAGATGAAACAGCTATATCAATCGTTAAAATTCACGGTGACAAGTGGTGGGTCAAAGATATACTCCACGGTAGATGGAATATTAAAGAAACTGCTTCTAAGATACTACAGGCTGCAATTGAAAATCAAGCAACTACTGTAGGAATAGAATCTGGGGCGTTAAAAAACGCTATCTTACCTTATCTCCAAGACGAGATGAGAACACAAGGTAGATGGGTAGTCATAACAGACGTAACCCACGGTGGTAAGAAGAAAGCAGATAGAATTACTTGGGCTCTGCAAGGTAGATTAGAACACGGTAAGATTACATTTAACCGTAATACTAATTGGAACGGAGAGCTAGAAACACAGTTAATAGAATTTCCTAGCAAGGGAACACACGATGACATTATCGACTCTCTTGCCTATATAGACCAAGTTAGTGTAGCAGACTTTATGCACACAATTGAAATAGAAGAGGAGTGGACACCATATGATGACGTTGCAGGATACTGATGGAAGAAAATAAATATCAAGGACTAGCAGGATGGCTAGGCACTCGTCTAGAAGAGTGGAGAAACCACAGAGATTCTAATTATTTAAATAATTGGGATGAATATTATCGTCTATGGCGTGGCATCTGGAAAGCTAGTGACAAGACTAGGCAGACTGAAAAGTCTAGATTAATATCTCCTGCATTACAACAAGCAGTAGAATCATCGGTTGCTGAAATCGAGGAGGCTACATTTGGCAGAGGTAAGTGGTTTGATATTAAAGATGATATGCTAGACCAAGATTCCTCAGACGCTGAGTATGTTAGAAATTTATTGCAAGAAGACTTAGAATCTACAGGTTGTAAAGACGCATTGTGTGAGGTCTTTCTTAATGGTGCTGTATATGGTACTGGTATTGGTAAGATATCTGTAGAAGAGAACACTTGGAAGTATCCAGTAGAAGTTCCTATTGAAGGAACAATGACAACTGAGAGAATACTACAAGAAACGGTATCTGTAGATGTTAAAGTAGAGGCTATAAGCCCTAAAGAATTTCTTATTGACCCTTCTGCGGTTAATATACAAGAAGCACTAGGTGTCGCACACGAAGTTATTAAGCCTAGACATAGTATTATAGAAGGAATAGAAGACGGTACATATAGAGATATACCTATAGAAGGCAGCTATAATGTAGACAGATTAAAAGGTTTTGACCCTGAAGAGTCTCGTTCAGATGCTAACGACCAAATAAAAATTACAGAATACTGGGGTAAAGTACCCGCAAGATTCCTATCTGAAGATGAAGATATGGATGATTTTGAGTATAATGACGATGAGTTAGTAGAAGCTGTAGTTACTATGGCTAACGATGAATATATATTAAGAGCTATTGCTAATCCATTTATGATGGAAGATAGACCTTTTATGTCTTATCAGCACGACATCGTACCAAACAAGTTCTGGGGTAGAGGGGTTTGTGAGAAGGGATATAATCCACAAAAAGCACTAGACGCTGAGATGAGAGCTCGTATTGACTCGTTAGCTCTGACCACTACACCAATGATGGCTGCAGACGCAACTCGTATGCCTCGCGGAGTCAAGCTAGAGGTTAGACCGGGTAAGACTATTCTTACTAATGGCGACCCAAGAGCAGCAATAATGCCATTATCATTAGGTAGCACCGACCAAAATACATACAATCAAGTAGCAAGTTTACAGAATATGATACAGATGGGCACGGGTGCTTCAGATTCTTCTCAAGGAAGTGCCGAAAGAGCTACATCGGCTGGTATGTCTATGCAACAGTCTTCTGCAATTAAAAGACAGAAGCGTACTCTAATGAATTTCCAAAACACATTCTTAATCCCAATGATTAATAAATGTCTATGGAGAAAAGTACAGTTTGACGTAGATAGATATCCTGTTGTTGATTATAAATTCATACCTTATTCAACTATGGGTATTATGGCTAAGGAGCTAGAAGCACAACAAATGGTTAGCTTATTGCAAGCTATACCTAAAGATTCTCCTGCCTTTAATGTTATATTATTATCTGTCTTTCAAAACTCTAGCATACATAACAGAGAACAAGTTGTACAGGCACTTATGGAAGGTATGCAGCCTAATCCTGAAGAACAACAGATGCAGCAGATGGCTCAACAGCTACAACTACAACAGCTACAAGCAGATATATCTAAGACTCAAGCAGAAGCTCAAGAAGAATCAACTAAGGCTATGAAGAACGCAGCAGAAGCAGGAGCAGCACAGCCTAGTGAACTTAAGATACAAGAAAAGTTCCTTAAACTACAGAAAGATTTAGCTTCTATTGATAAGATGAGGGCTGATACTGAAAATAAAGATAGTGAAACTATGAGAAATATACCTGAAATAGAACACTTACAATCAGAAACACTATTAAACATAGCATCAGCAAAAGAAAAGTTACAAGGGTAATATATGGCTAAGACAGCAGCGTGGCAACGCAAAGAGGGTAAGAATCCTAAAGGTGGATTAAATGCTAAAGGTAGAGCTTCTTATAATAGAGAGACAGGAGGCAATCTAAAAGCACCACAAGGAAGCGGAACAGATAGTAGACGTGTATCCTTTGCTTGTAGGTTTGCAGGTATGGCTGGTCCTATGATAGATGCTAAAGGTAAACCTACCCGTAAAGCATTAGCATTAAAGAAATGGGGCTTTAGCTCCGAAGCAGCAGCTAGAAATTTTTGTAATAGACACAAGAAATCTTAATGTCAAAAGATAACGAAGAATTTTATAAAGATAGAATAGAGCTTTTAGAAACTGAAGGCTGGGC